TTTTGATATGTGATCCAACATATTCTTCTGTTGGTGGAATAGAAAATAAAGCTTTTCTATCTTCTTTTGTTGCTTTTCCATCTGGGAATCTTGAATTAGCTATTTTAGGTCGCCATCTAGGGTTTACCATTAATTTTTCCTCATTTTTTTAATTTTAGATTTTTTTAAAAATTCAGCTTTTTTCTTTAAGCCTAATGTAGGGGCTATTTTTTTAATAACAACTGGTTTGTTTTCATGTTTCTTCCACCAACTACTCATTATTTTTTACCTGCTCCACCTCTAAAGATTTGTGTACCCTTTATACCAAAAACGCTCGCCACGACGAGAATCCATAAATTTGTGAACCATTTGGGAAGGTTAGAAAAGTACTCAAAAAATACATTTACTTTTTCCATCGCCTGTGGATCGTCTGTCCAAACTGCCCATGCGAGCACCAGGATGGGCAACGTAAGTATCGCAAGTACGATCTCATCCTTGTAGTCGTTTTGCCGAGCTTCTAAAAGTTTGCCCTGGTAAGCTTCCTCACCCCGAGCTTGTCGCTCAGCATGCATAAGCTGTGCATCAGACATAGCCATTTTAGTACGCTGTTTGTTTGCGTATATTTTTGCTCCCGCTTGGAGAGCCATCTTTGCTAAACCGAACCAAGCCATATTAGTACCAAGTTACCGGTTTCTGGGGTCTAGCCGCTCTTGTTCCAGTAACAGAATTAGTGTCTTTTTTATCTCTGTTTTTTGGAAGAGCTTTATTGTTTCTATTTGCATCATGTGAAGGAATCACTTTTGATTTTCCTAATGGTGCATAGCCTTTTCCTTTTGTCATTTTTGTCCTCCTCTAGGTTTCATTCTGGCTAATTTTTCTCTTGACTCATTAGCCATTTCTTGTTTTTCAATTGAAGTATCAGCTCTAAGTTCAGCTAAATCTTCGTTTTGGTCAAGCTTTTCTTCTTGTATATCTTGATTCATCATAGCCTTCATACGATTTAAATTAATCGTTTCTTCAGCTTGTTTACGTTTTTGTTCATTATCCATAGCTCTAATATCCAATTCTCTAGCTCTTAGTTTAGCAATTGGATCATGATCGAACTGTGAAGTAATTTTTTTCTCTTCAAGTGCATACTCTTCCATTGATTCAGCAATTAATTCTGCTTTTCTTGCTTCAATTCTCTCTTGAAGTGCTCTTGCTTGACGTCCAACTTGTGGATTCATCTGAGCTTGTTGTAACATTTGAGCTAGTTGAGGTAATTCTTCTCTAAATTCAAGTTCAATTTGCTCTTGAGCCATCAAACTGATGTGCTCAAGTATATTTTTTTGCACTGCAGCACCAACTAAAGGCGCATTTCTCACCATATTAGTCTGTAAAAAACTTAAATGTGATTGAATATGCGCTTTATGGTCTTGACCAGGAAAAGCTTGGTAAGGTTTTTGTGCTAAAGCATCAATATGTTCTAAAGCCGGGTCTTTTGGTGTTGGTGGTAGTGGTTTTTTTAAAATTAAATCAATATCTTTTGCTCCTAACGCTTCATACATGTTTCTGTAGATCTCATATTGGTTATGAATTGCTGGATTTGAGGCAGCCAGCTGCAATTCCGTTTGTGCTAGGGAGATTCTCTGTGTTTGAGAGAAAATATTTGGATCTGCAACTGGCACGATATCTACTCTGTCATCGAAGTCAAGTTGTTTAACTTGTCTTTGACCTCCGACAACGTCATATGGATAAATTGGAGGTAGATATAGTTTGAAAACTCTTGCTAATAAATTAAATTCTTTTTTCATTGCGGCATACAATCTTTTATGTATGGCCGACATCGTACGACTTCCTCTTTCAAGCATTGCTACGGTCGTGCCCACAGCTGCTTGTTGATTACCCTCACCTACTTGCAGATCCGCTATGGAAGCGAATCGTTGTCCTGCTTGTACCACGACGCCCATTAATTGTAATAATATTGCTGATGGTTCTTTAAACGGAAGAGGTAAAAAAGCATCTTTTAAATTTCCACCAGGAGCATCTACATCTCTAAATTCTCCAGGTTGAATTGCTTGTGCTTCGTCTCTCATTTTAATACCACGCATTTTAAATCCTGCTGGTAAGTTAGATAAAGTTCCTGCATCTAATAAAGATCTTAAAGCTGCTGTTGCTGTTCTAGATAATCCACCAATCATGTGAATTAAACCAAAACCATAGAAACCAAGACCAGGTAAAAATTTAAAATGAACAAAATATTGAATTTTAGCTTTTTTAGGATCACCTATTTCATAGTTTCTTCTAATAGATAAAACTTTTCTTGTTCCTTCTTCCACTGTTACAATATATGGAAGTTTAATTCCTGTTGGTGAACCTTCTTGATCAGTATCTTCAAAACCTTCTAAATCTAAATTGACATGGCACTCTAAAAGAGTGAACATTCTTTCATCTCGTCCTTTTCTAAGACCTTCTAGTTCTCTTTCCTTTTTCTCAGGTTCTGTCTCATGCATAAAAGATGGATTAACTTCAACATCTTTGTAAAACCCACCGACTTGTTGTTTTCTTAATTCATTTTCAGAAATTCTAATAACATGAATAACAGATTCAGCATCATCTAGTGATGTTGCTGTATATGGAACAATTAAATCATCGGCAGGAACAAACTTAGAAACAGCCCTTTGCATAATTGAATCATAATAAACTTTTTTAAATGCAGATCCTGACAATGGTAAATAGAACAACATTTGATCAAACTCTGCTTCGTATTCTTTCATATCAGTCATTAAAGTGTAATTCATAAATTCTTTAACACGTTGAGCTTGTTGTTCTTTTTCTGGAGTTATATTTCCAATAATTTGAGTTCTAACTGGTCCTTCTGATGGTAATAATTCTTTATAAGCTAAAGATTGAAACTGTGTAACTGCTTCTGCTAAAACTGGGTGAGTTGCTCCAGATGCTCCTCTAAAAGGCTCTGATCTTTCTTCATATTTAAATCCTAATAAATCTAAACCAGTTGTATATGCTTTTTCCCAATCTTTTCTGGAAGATTTATAATCATCATAATTTGTATAAAGATCGGCTCCTATTTTTCCTAAAATATCATCAGGAAGTAATTCGGCTAAATTAGAAAAATGATCTCCACTTTGTTCTAAATTAACTTGTGAAGGATCAAAATTAATATCAACACTTCCATCTTCGTTTTTATTAACTTCAATGGGAGCCTGTGGGTCCTGCTGTTGTTCTTCTAACTGTACCTCCTGCATTTCTTCAGGGCTAGGTATTGTTATGTTTTGTCTAACGTTAGGAAGAGCTTTGTCGATTTTGTCTACCATTTCTTTTCTCCAATTTACCTCTTGTAACCTTTTTATAGGACAACTTCAACCCTTGAGATACAGGTCCCTTCTTTGGGGGTATTAAGTGTTTCTTAGGGTATGTCATCGTAATATTCATAAAGACCAATGCTATATCCAGGTGCATCAGGAAATACATCCTTAGGTTTAGTTTTTTTTGCTTTATGTAATTTATTTGCTGTTGTGCCTTTTGCGTAAGCTTCGAGTTCAGTTAAATCAGTTACTGACTCATTTGCGTTAGTGTTAATCACGTCCCAATCAATATCTTCTCCCACGGCATCCATTCTGCCTTCCACTTCTTCCATTTCAAATTCTGCTTTTGTTTTTTTACCTCTATGTTTCCCTGATGTAATTTCTTCACCAGGTCTATATTCCATTTGATAACTTTGATTATAGGCACCCGTCTGTGTTTGATATGATCCTTTAGGAGCTAAAACCTCAATTCTTGTTTTACCCGTTGTTAGATCATGATACATAACTACATCATCTCCACCTTGAAGTTTAGCAGTTTTAACAATTTCTCTTTCAACCGTTGATAAAGCTTTAGTCTCATCTTTACCTTCATGCCAAAGTCTTTCAACTAATTTAGGAAACCATTCTGGCATATCTTGAGCCTTAACAAATTTTGGAGCTGGATTTAAAAGTTTTTTAACAGGTTTAGTAAATTTTAAATACTTACCTGCAGGTATCGCTGCTAATACCATACTCATAAGTTTTAAAAATTTTCTTCTACTTGGGTCCATTGGTCCGTCTTTAAAACCTTTACGAAGTGTCATAAGACCTCCTTCTTTAGCTCCTTGATAACCCATTTCTTCAATTTCATTCATTCGGTTTATATATTCATCCCAAGTACCTTCTTCTCTCATTTTCATTTCATCTTCATGAGCGCTTTTTGCAAGTTGATAAAGACCACTAGCTCCAGTGTAAGCTAAACCCACAGGTGTAAACATTCTTCCAATGTTGAAAGCTTTCGATCCAACTTTTCCAGCTAATCCTAAAACTCCACCGGTTGTTTGTGCTGCAGTTTTTCCACCAAATCGCTGTGCTATTTGTTTTGCTGTTTCAGGAAATAACATTGCTAATCCTTTTTCAGGATCTAAAGCAATGTCTGTTTTTGATTTACCTTGTTCAAGTTCATCTTTAATATCCCAACCAATATATCCAAGTGATCCTAAAGGACTTGCTAACACACTAAAACTTCTACCTAAACCTTTACCAGCTATTTTAGCTCCCGGAATTTGACTAATTACACTACCAGCTTTACCAAGAGCGAGTCCGGCTCCTTGTAAAATTTTTCCAATAGGTCCTTTAGTTCCCGGTGCTTCTTGAGTAATTACTTTTATAGAATTCTCTGTTTGATTTTTTAATTTACTTTTTACGCAATCATCTAAGTTAACAGGTGTTCCCGCACCAAAACTTACTCTTCCCCCACTACTGAATAATGCGTCTTTGTCACAACCCAAAGCTTTTTGTATTTTAGCTTTAGTTCTTGGACTTGCTCTGTCATAGTCTTCGGTTAATTTTACGGCTACTGTTGAAAGTTTTGCTAATAAATTTTTCAAACTTCCATGTTGTCTTATAATCTCACTTTTACCTGGTTTTGTTTTATAAATTTCTCCAAAGTAAGATGCAAATCGTTCTGGTTGTGTTTGTATTTTAAGAGGTTTAGCAATTAAATTATTTTTAGGCCCAAGTTCATATTTTAGTTCTCCAGGTATAAACTCATTAGATATAATATTTAACCTTTCAACAATTTTAGATTTTCGTGCTAATGTGGTTTTAGGATTAGCAAATTCTTTTATTAGACCCCTTCTTTGATTTCCAAAAGAAAAACCCCCTAACTCTGCATTTTGTGTAAAAGTTCTTCCTATCAAGTTATCTATAGCTTGTTTAGCAAATTTTTTATCGCCCAATATTTGAGCGTCTCTAAGGCCAAGCAAATGGTCACCAGAATATTTTAAAATTAAAGGTAATTTATCTGTATTAAAAATTGTTTTTAGTTTTCTTCTATCCGCTTGTATTGATTTTGATATATATCTTCTCTCTACACCCGCTAATTTTTCCACAGCGGCTTCTGTAGTGTCTCTCATACTAGCCATCATATTTATTTTTTTTAAATAAGTATTTGCTGTTTTAGGAAAATGATATCTTAAAATTTCTGCACGGGTTTTACCTGGTAAAGTCGACATATCAATCTCTCCCATTAACTTTATAGTATCTTCATTTAACCAATCACTAGCTTGGGCTAAAAGAGCGTGGCCGCCGGCACCTGTCTTATCTTTTACTGCCCAACTCATAAAGTCTTTTACATTGTTTCTAAGTTTAGGATTTTTAAGTAAACCACTATGAAAAACTCTTTTGTAATAAGCTTGTGCGTTATCCATAACACGTCCTTGAGCTGCTGCTTTAAATTGACCTGACTGAACTATATCAGTAGCCTCCATTCCAAAAATTTTAGTGTTTCTAACAATAGGATAGCCGGCTTCAGTAGTAAGACCTCTCGTTCCAAAACCTGTATATCGATAAATATTTTTTTTACTTTCAACTGCCCAATCTTCTGCTAGCTTAGCTATAGCTTTATCGTAATCTCCAACTTTAAATTTTTTTATATTTTTTTCAAACCAATTTTTTGTCCAATCATTAACTCGCTTATCTATTTTTAATTGAGCTTTTACGCCTTTTTTTTGAATATCGGTAAAAACCTTTTTTTGCATTTTTAATCTGTTTTTAGCAAATTTTTCTCTACTAGCATGTGATTTAAAAAATACAGTTTTATATTTTCCAGTCCATCTTCCGTCCTTATCTAAAGTCTTAGTTACAAGAGCGTAACCTTTTTTTGGAGAATAATATCTTACTTTTGATTTTATTCCTGCTTCTTCTAATTCAGACACAGTCATGTCCGGATCAAATTTAGGATTCTTAAGAACTGGTGCTTTTCTCTGTTCAAAACTATAACTTCCTGGTCCATCAACCAAGCCACGTTTAGGTGTTGCTAGGTCACCATTACCAAATCCAATCCTTCCCCCTTGATTCATGTTGAAAGGTCTTGGTCCTAAATGAATTCTTCTAAGATATTCTTCGTAAGTCTCTTGATTCGGGTCGAAGCTACCTTGTAGCTCGTCTCTTAATGGTCCAGGAGTCAACTCGTCCGAGAGACCGGCGACCTGGTTCTGGATTTTATTTTTTCTTTCGATTTCTCCAGGATCAGCTGGTCTAGTTAACCAGCTATACATGGATTTGTGTTCGTCAATTCTCATTACAGTTTTAATACTCCAGCTAAACCACCTTTGCCTAAAGTCACTCTTCCACCTTTGGCAAAAGAATCAGGTTCTAAATCTCCCCAATCAATTCCAAGTTTTTCTATGTCTTCACCTGCATCAGCCATTTCTTCTTGAACTCTTCGAACAGCTTCTGAAGGATTTGTTTCATCTCCTGCTTTAAGTATACCTCTAGATTTTTTAATTACATCAATCTCCTGAAGACTATATCCTTCTTTAGCTAAAGCAAGATCATCTAGTTCCTGTTCAAAATTTTTCATAATTCTTATATTAATAGGATCTCTAGTTTTTTTAACTCCAGCCGTGGTTGGTCCTCCAGCGAGTTCATCAGCGTTCTTTTTGATTATTTTTAATGCTTCATCTGGTGACATTTCATAATTAATGTCTTTTAAAATAATGTTCCATTGATCGTCTGAAAATTTTCCTGCTATATTAGGATCTTGTTCTGCAGAGTATCTTAATGCCTGTCTTAACTTCATACTTTTAGCTGTATCAGTTTCCATTTTTGTAGCCATCTCTTCATCGATATATCCCTTTTTAGGTCCACCTTTTCTTGGTGTTAAAAATTTCTTATCAGCATGTTTTCTTAATAATTCTTCGTAATGTTTAAAACTTTCACCTTTTTCAAAAACATCAGCAATTGAATCCACGTGTTCTAATGCACTTTCTCCATAGTGTCTTCTAAAAATATCAATAGGATCTTGGCTGCCACCAGAAGGCGAATAATTTTTAACCCAGAACGCATCAGTTTCATCAAGTTTTAATCTACCCGCTTTATGTTCAGTATTTAAAAATTCTCTTAATGCTGTTCTAACATTTCCTTCTCTATACAGCTTCCCGCCAGGTCGCATAGTTTCTTGAGCCCTAAAAATATCTTTCATCATACTGTCTAAAGTATTTGTACCTTTTCCAGATAAAAATCTCTCTAAGTTTTTTTGATAAATCATCATCTCCTTAGCATTTTTATTGCTAAAGGCAAAAGGTACATATTCTTTTAGAATTTTTTCAGCTTCTTTTAAAGCAGCGGGGTTTTTTAATGATTCCTTACTATAAACATGTACAAACGGATTATGTTTTCCAACAGGAAGACTTTTAATACCTGTTCTAGTCCCCATCATCTTAGTTACGAAGGGTTTACCGAATATTTTATAAAGATACATTAAAAGTGTCATAGCTTACCAATAATATTTAAATTTTCGTTTAAGTAGTTTCTCATCCCTATAATCCTCAGGATGTGGAATGAGTCCACCTTGTCTAAAGCGCATGACTGCTTGCGTCATCGAATCGACGAGGTCGTCATGATCGCCATAAGGGAACGCTGCACATTCCTCTATGACTTCCTGTGCGAAACTCTTATGAGTGGGCGCCCATATGGTGCCACTTTCAAACAGTGGTGCCACCGAGTTTACCCTTGTATGTTTATCATTTCCTTTTGAAGGTGTAAAGTTAATTACAGGGATCCCCATATTCCTAAGTTCATAGGTTAAAGGTAGTCCTGATGCCTTAGCCTCAATCAAAACCGTCTCAGGTTGCCAGTAATCATATTGTTCTTTTGCTTTTCGTCTAAGCTCTGGAAATTCAAATCTTCCTTTAATAGCATCACATAAAATTAAATTCGCAGGTTTATCTTCGTTCTCTCTAAACACACCCCACGTGGTAATAGCAGAATAGTCGGCAGTTTCTTTTTTCATAAAAGCCGTATCATACGACTGAATAA